CATCCATAACATAAACTTTTCGTATATTTCTTTATCAGTCATTTTAATATAATTTATTTAGTTAATAATCCGCACTACACACAACAATGTGTATAATGAATTTTCGTACCTCAAACGACACTATACACTCAACGTTAGCTACAATAAGCTAATCTCTAGCTTTACTTGTAAAAAGTATTGATAAGGATTATTATATCCTTCATATTCTGTTTCAATCATTTGAGCGTGTTCTTGTATCTCATCTACACAAACCAAAGCAAGTTTTTTACACATTCCGTGTACTGTACTTGGTTGGCTATTGTATTCTGTTAAGAACTTCATCTTATTATAAAGTTGCTTTGCTTTTTCTTTTGGTGTCATATTTAAAATTTTAGTTTATTAATCCGATTACTTTATCTTATAAAGTAAGTTCTTTGTCCTTCAAACCTTTCTTCTTCATAATATCTTTTAGTTAACTCTATTTCTTCTT